ATGCCACTGACAGACGTCCGCATTCGGCAAGCTAAACCAGCCGACAAAACGCTGAAGCTCCCGGACGGCAGCGGCCTGTATCTGTTCGTTCTACCCAATGGAACGAAGCTCTGGCGGTATCGCTACCGCATCAACAAGAAAGAAAACCTCTACGCCATTGGCGAATATCCCGAGGTGTCGCTCGCCGACGCCCGGGAGGCGCGCGTCAAAGCGCGCGCGCTGGTGAAGGATGGGCAGCACCCCGCCCAGGTGCGCAAGCACGAGAGGCAAGCGACGCTCGGCGCCGACACCTTCAAGGTGGTGGCCCTGGAGTGGTACGAAAAGAAGAAGGGCGGCTGGACCGAGTACTACGCCAAGCAAGTACTCACCGGGCTGGAGGATGACCTGTTCCCGGAGTTTGGAGCCCTGCGCATGCGCAAGGTCACCGCTGGCATTCTCTACGCCGCCCTGCAGAAAGTGGAGGCCCGCGGTGCCAAGACGGTCGCCATCAACCTCAGGCAGTGGGCCTCTGCGATTTTCCGATACGGGGTCGTTACCGGCCGCGCCGACGCCGATCCGGCGGCAGCGCTCCGCGGCGCGATCATCCGGGATCCTGTCGAGCATGCCAGGGCCCTGAAGCCTGACGAGATCAAGGACTTCCTCATCCGTCTCCGCGACTTCCGAGGCAACCGTGCGACAGCGATCGCTTTCCGGCTGAAGCTGCTTTTCATGACGCGCACCGTCGAGCTCCGATTGGCGGAATGGCCGGAATTCGAGGCGCTGGATTGGAAGGTGCCGGCAGAGCGGATGAAAAAGCGGCGCATGCACATCGTGCCGCTGGCGCGCCAGGCGCTTGAATTGCTGGCCGAGCTGCGAACTATCACTGGCGCCGGGCGCTACCTTTTCCCCAACAACCGTCAGCCCAGAGAGCCGATGAGCGCCACGACGCTCAATCGGTCCCTGGAGTACATGGGCTACCCCTCCGGGTTCTTTACCGCCCACGACCTCCGGGCAACCGCGACAACCGCCCTCTATGAGATGGGCTTTCGGCGCGAGCTTGTCGAGATGCAGCTGGCCCACGCGAAGAAGGACAAGACCGAGGCGGCCTACAATCACGCCGAGTACCTCCCGGAGCGTCGGAAGATGATGCAGGCGTGGGCAGACTACATCGACCGCCTGGAGGCCGAGGCTACGCAGCAGCGCCCAGCTGCCGTGCGATCCACTGGTCGATCTCGGACTCAGCCCAAAGCGAAACCCGCCCGCCGATCCGCTTAGGGGCAGGGAATGTACCTTCCCGGATGAGGGCATAGACCAGGGATTTACCCAAGCCGACGCGATGCAGCACCTCGGGCAGGCGGATCAGTCGTTCCGGCTTCTGGCTATCGGTCATGCTCGCTCCTCTTCCCGCCGCAGATCCAACGACCCCGACTCCCGATCCTCGCCCCGCAGCGGAGCCAGGCGCTCCGCACAGGCCCTGTGCACCTCGCCCCGGCCGACCGGGTTCTCGACGCCATCGGCGCCCCAGATCGGGCGCGTGCATTCCTCGCAGCATCGATCAGCCATTGCGCTTCCTCCCTTTGGATTCCATGGCCAGCAGTTCTTCGTAGAGCTCGACGGCCAGTTCCGCGGCGATGCGCAGGTCAGCGCGATCCATGGACGAGCCTTCGTGGTTGCCGCGCGCCGGCGGCCGGCTCAGGAAGGTCTGAACCTCGGCGATACGGGCTTCGTATTTGGCTTTCATGCTCATGCGGCATTGTCCAACTTTTGCGGCTTCGTCTCCTGCGCAGCGAGGTCCCTGATTCGAGCGGCACACACCGACTCGTACCCTTCGCTTGACCCGCCCGGCTCGTCGACCATTGCATCGCACAGCTTCGCCGCTTCCTCCAGCGCCCCCTTCCTCGCCTCAGCCAGCTCAGCCTTGAGGCGGATGCGCTCGGCGTCGTACTGGTGAGTCAGTTGGCGCCATTTCTCGGAAGTCTGTTTCAGCGCAGCAGCGATGGCGGCCAGATCATGCCAGCTATGGCTGCTCAACGGCCCTGGATCGCCCTTGAGGACATTGGCCGTATCCGTGAGTATCTTGCTCATCGCGGACATGGTGGCTTCTTCGAGATCAGCAGTGCCATCCACTGCCGCCTGCAACGCCTCCATGGTCGATGCTGGGAGGGGAGGGGCGGCGGCGAGCATCACGCGATAGACGCTTGCATCAGTCCACTCAGGCCCTGCTTCCTTGCCTGCCGCGCGGAGCATCCCCTCATACGCCTCCACCGGCACAATCGCCCACTCCTGCCCGTTGATTCGGATCGTGTTCATGCGGTCGGTTCCTTGGTGGCTGGCCATTCGATCAGCGGCGTGTCGTAGCCCAGCATCAGCGGGTGCATGGGGTCGCCGCTCTTTGTCAGGCCGAAGATGCGGATTGGTTTGCCGGATGCTCGCAGCAGCGCCTCCAGCGCGTCCAGATGCGCGTGCAGGCGTTCAGGGAGTTTTGTGCGGCTACCCCAACATGGCACCAGCAAATCGGCGTCAGCGATGATCTGCGCGAGGTGCGCTGCATTGTCGGGCCCGACCGGATCAGCGCAAGAGGCAAGCGCGCGAACATCCGTGCTGCGGAAGGCGAAAGGATTGCCGACTATGAACCGGCGCCCGCCATTGGCGCGGGTGAAGCCGATCCACTTCTTGACGGTCGCGTCGTTAACACTGGCGTCAGCGACCGAACAGTTGATTCCGAAGTAGGCGTAGACGACGCCCTCGTCCTCCAGCATGCCCCTCGGAACTTCACGCTCCAGGCGATAACGGTAGGCCCCGCATGGTGACAGGATCGCGCTCATCGCCCCTCCCTACCCCGCTGCTGCTCGTATGCCTCTAGGGCTGCGCGCATGGCATCCCACATGGGAGATTTCCCAGACGTCTCGCCATAGGCTTCGTATGCGACTTCTACGCCCTCATCCGTCACCACCGCCCGGGCCTTGGCATCGGCCGGCGCTTCCGGCAGCGGAGAATGCTTCGGCTTGGCGGCCTGCTTCGCCCTGATCTTCTCGACCTTCGTCCAGATGCGGGCAAGTTCCACCTCGCCAGCTTCGTGCATGTCGATGCCCTGGGCGCGACAGAGGGCTGCCAGTGTCACCATGACGCCGCCGGCCTCCTGCGCCTTCTCGCCCACCGGACGGCCGAACACGTAGTCAACAAGCTGATGCGCCTCGCTGCTGGTGCAGCCGCACGCTTGGACCAGCTCCAGCGCCTCTTCGCAGAAGCGGTGATTGCGCTCGACAGGATCGCCGGCAATCTCCGCGCCGAAGCACTCCAACAGCCACGGCTCGACGCGCTGCTGGAAGCTGGCCTCGGCATCGGATGGGTGGTGGGATTCGTGGGCGGCGATGGCGCGAACACTGCTGATCGCCTCGCGCCACAGCGCGCGGGATCGGAAGTCGCAGGGCCGAATTGCGTAGCAGCGATGCCATTCCTCCAGCTTCGTCACTGCCGCCTCCACCTCTTCCTTCGTGAGCTTCATGGCTGTTCCTTGGTGAACTGCTTGCGATATTTGTCGTAGTGAGCCATGGCGGCGAAATCGACCCAGCGCGGATCAGCGTAGCCGCACCATTCACACGGCCCATCGTATGGCGCGCCGTGTTCGTGGCATGTCAGACAGCGCCTATCCCGATCCCTGTGCGCTGCGTGCTGATACTTCTGCCCATACTTAACGGTGCTCATCCATTCCCCTCCTGCATGGCAGCGCGGCAGGCGTCCATTTCCTGATCCAGTCTCTCGCCTACCCAGCGAGCGCCAAGGCGAACATGGAAGCCCGGCATGCCATCCGGCGCGCAGGCCCACAGCGACTTTTCGGCAAAGAGTTTCTCCACCGGAAAATCAGCGCGCCTGAACGCCTGCCAGCGCAATGCGTCCTCCGGCACCCCGCCTTGCGCAGAGAGGCGGTCTACCTCGGCTTGGAGGCGGATGCTTTCCAGAAGCGAGGCCCGCAATGCGCCTCGCAATTCGGCATCCGGCGTCATGATGACGCGACCCTCTACCGCCTTCATCTGTTCGTGGTTCACGGCTTCTCCTTCATGATTCGCTGGCGGAAGTTGTCGATAGACCGGGCCTTTGCACGCTCGTCTAGCGATTCGGCGATAAGAGCGGCGATCTTCTGGTTCTTGCAGCGAGCGATTTCAACGGGCGTGTGCCCATTGCCCCACATGACGGTGTGGTCGCTTCCGACGAAATACTCAGGGAACCAGACAAACCCCTCGCTCACCTCTGCCGGAGATTCCGGCGACAGCACGGCCTGCATCTCAGCAATCACTCTCCTGATGTCGTCAGGCGGCATCTGCTTGAGGCTGGCAGCGAATGCGGCAGCATCTACCTCTGCCGGAGCGGCCTGCTGCGGGGTGGTGTAGAGCTTGGCTCCAACTTCTAGTTCACGGATGGGCGGCACAAGGTCAACGCAAGCCCCAGACCGACCGCAGGTCACAACGACAGCCACCGCCTCCCCCTGCGCCCGCTGTTCCATGTCCTCGACGGCGTATAGGAACCCGTGCCAATAGCATCGCACCAGTTCATGGACGTAATAGCCCTGTTCATCGCGGCGCAGTTCCGAAGCTGGCAAATTAATTCGCTTCTCAAACCTCACGCGTTCCGCTGCTACTCGCTCGGGGGTCATGGCTTCTCCTTGCTGATGGCGGCGTCGATGGCGGCGTCCGCATGCTCCTTGTTCAGTACTAAGTTCTGCGGGACCAAGCCGACGAAGACGCCTCCCTTCTTGATGGTGTCCAAGTCACGTTCACGCAGATAGCGGTAGCGACCAGCGTCTCGCGCATTCGGATCTTCTAACGGAGTGCCGCTGTCGATGGCGTGCAGAGCGTCCATCACTGCCGTAGCTCTATCGTCACGGGCAGAAATCTCACCATGCATGCCAAGAACCGCCATCAACACGTTGGCGCTGTGGTACAGGGCCTTGTGCTGCTCCAGCGCCTCCACTGCTTCGCGGATATTCTCAGCCGTGGAACGAAAGCCCTCCTTAGCCCAAAAAGCGGCCTCGCGCTCCAGCCTTGCTATCAGATCAGCCTTCATTGGGAGGCTCCGGCAGGGTGGCGATGGCTTCGTCCATATGCCTTGCCCATTTCAGGCAAACAGCCTTTGAATCTACTGTCGGCATGGCAAAATGCCCTTGCACATAAATCGATAGGCCGCCGCCGTAGGTGTGGATGATGGAGCGCAGGCGCTCGGCTTCATCCTCCAGCCGCTTCCTCTCCCGCTCCAGTTCGAGAACCAGGGCGGCAATGCGGGGGATGGTGGCGAACATGCGGCGGTACTTCTCGAAGTCCCCTCCGACGCCGAAGAACTGCACGCCGAGGGCAAGGCGGTCGAAGTTGTAGTAGTCCTCGCCGTCTACGTCACCTTGGCCACTGCACATCGGGCACTCGTACTGGCGGTCCTTGTCGATGATCTCGGACGTGGACAGGTCGAAGGACTTGTCGAAGGACTTGATGTCCTCCATCAGCGCAGCAACCTCTGCGACACGGGCGGGGAGGGGGTTAGTCATGGCAGCGGCTCCCGAGTGGCATTGGCCTTGAACGCTTCGGCCACGCCCGGAACCAGCAGCATTTTGATCGTGTTGCCGACCATGGTCTGGCTGTGGGCAAGGGAATCGCCAAGCAGTTCGTGATACTTCTGCTCATACTCGGCAAGGCGCATGTTCTGCTCCCGCAAGTAGTCGATTTCCTCGGCCATGGCGATAACCTCGCGCGCCATTCGGACTACCTCATAGTTGCTCATCTCACTCTCCCTTGCCCGCCCGAGCGGCGCGTTGATCCGCCCGGCAGTTCATCCGCAGCAGCGTCGGCAGCGAACGCCACAACGCGAACACGCCAATGCCGATGAACCCCAGCAGCAACAGAGCATCGTGGGGGTTCACTTGGACACCTTCCGCTTCTCGTCCGCCTCAATCGCCTCAACCAGCTCCGGAGTCAGCTCCAGCAGCGCAGCACGGCCAAAGATGCGAGCCTCCAGCACCTGGCGCCCGGTCTTGCCATGCTCGCCCCACTCAGGGACGCGCTCGTAGGTCACGATGTCGCCGGCGTATTGGATGACGCCGAGGGGGCAGAGGGTGGTCATGCGGCTTCGCCGAGAGCGCCGAAGAGGTCCGGCATTGCCATCTGCCGCTCTTTGGCCTCCAGGTACTTCACGCCATCGAGGAAGTAGCCGGGGTTGAGTTCGACGGCGCGTCCGCGGCGGCCCAGGCCCAAGGCGCGGTAGGGAACGGTGAAGAGGCCGCCGAACGGATCGAACACCAGCTCGCCCGGGTTGCTGTAGCGGTTGATCAGACGGTCAACGATGTCGAACTGGAGGGGGCAGACGTGGTTCTCCAAGCCGCGCCGGGTCTGCTCACCGTTCAGCGTCAGCATGCGGTTGACGTCGTGCCAGACGTCATCGTTGTGGCTGCCCGGGGCCAGGCTCATGAAGGTCGCTGGCAGCGCGCCTCGCGCCTCGAGTTCTTCACCGATGCGGACGTGCGTCTCGTAGTCGTAGACGTTCTGCAGGCTGTAGTCGGTGAACACCTTGGCCAGAATGTCCGGGCCCATGCCGGCGAGCTCCTCGGCGGTCACCAGGCGATTGCCGCTGCTGCGCCAGAAGGCGTGTGCGTCGACCTGCCAGCGGCCCCGGGTGTAGCTCGACTTTGACTTGGTGACCGGCACGTCCGCATAGCCGCGGCTGCGATCGGTCTGGGGCTTGTGGAAGATCAGGATGTACTCCGGCGAGCCGACACCCATCTTTGTGCCGTCCTTGCATTGCTCCGACCACCCCAGGCGATAGGTCTGGTTGTTCTCCCGGACCACATCGGTGACCACGGTGATCATGCCCAGGTAGTCGAAGCCATGGCTTCGGGCATGGAACAGGGCCTCCGCGTGGAAAGGCGAGACCGTAGGCACGCCTGCACCGGTGACGTTGCCGAACTGGATGCGATCCTTGACGTGGCAGCAGTAGATGCGGCCCGGCCGCAGGATCCTGAGCAGCTGCGGCGTCAGGTGGTCCATCTGCTGCCAGAAGTGGTCATTGTTCTCGGTGTGCCCGAAGTCGTTGTAGCTCGGCGTGTATTCGTAATGGTTAGCAAATGGGATCGACGTGACGATCAGGTCGACGGAGTTCGGCTCCATGGCGCGCGTCTCTTCCACGCAGTCGTTATTGGCCACATGCCAACCATGGCCCTGCGCTTCGATGCGCTTGACGCCGATGGAGCGGGTGAGAATCTGAGCCATGCTCAGGCTGTTGAGGCCGTGCTCGCGGATGATTTCGGACATACGTTCGACTTGTTCCTCGTGCCGGGCCCACTTCGCACGCAGGTCCGACAGGATCTCGCGCTCGGTCTCGGCATAGATGATGTGGATGTCGCAGACGTTCTTCTGCAGGAAGCGATAGATGCGGTGAATGGCCTGGATGAAGTCGTGGAACTGGTAGCCAATGCCTACGAAGACGGCCATGTCGCAGTGCCGCTGGAAGTTGCAGCCGGATCCGGATAGCTCGGGCTTCGTGGCCAGGTACTGGAACTGGCCGTTGCTGAAGTCGATGACGCGCTGCTCGCGGGTGTCGAGGTCCAGAGAACCGAACACCTCGACCGCCTCCGGTACCGCGGCCTTGATGGCGTGGCGCTCGGCTTCGAGGTCATGCCAGAGGATCGCGTGTCGGCCGGGTTCCGCCTGCAGTACCTCGGCGAGCTTGGCAACGCGCGCCGGGAGGCTGTCGCGCTTCTCCCGCGCAGCGTCCTGCAATCCCAGGGCCGCATCCCGGAACAGCTTGGTTTGCCCGTCGCGATCTGCGCCGGCGTCAGCGAGGTCTACCTTGACCTCGTGGTAGTGCACGCGCATTTCGGGCAGCTCGTAGCCGTCATCCGAATAGCCCAGGTCGCTGGGGCGCTGCAGGAACACCGCCCAGGAATGGACCCAGAGCCAGAACTCCTTCTCCTTGTGCGGGTACAGCGTCAGGTTGTTGGCCTGGGTGCTGTCGCGCTGGAAGAAGCGGGTCAGCGCCTGGCCGGTGTCCATGATCCCCAGGAAGCCTGCGTAGTGGATCAGTTCCTTGTAGCGGTTCGGGTCCGGAGTGGCGGTCGCGACATAGCGGTACGGCACCTCGGCGAACAGCGGCATGAACTCCTGGTAGGTCTTGGAACCGTAGGAGCGCAGCACGCTCGCCTCGTCCAGGCTGGCCACCTTGAAGCGGGCTGGGGTCAGCTTCCCCTCACGGATCGACTCGTAATTCGTGAGATAGAGCCCCGGCTCATCGATCTCGGCATCGGTGCGGATGAAGCGAGGCGCTTTGTCCCAGCCAAGGACCTCGACGGCGTCACGGCGGAACTCTTGCCGGACACCCAGCGGGCAGGTGATCAGGCCATAGTCGCCCCCGGAGTACTTCAGGGTGAGACGGCAAGCCTCCATCTGCATGATCGACTTGCCCAGGCCGAATCGGGCGAAGATGGCGCGCCGGCCGCCGGCAACGGCCCAGCGGACGATGTCGGGCTGGTGGCGGATGAGGATCGGATTGATGTCGGCCGGATCAACCTCAAACCCGCAGGCCTGCGCCATGCGCACCTTCCCCTCCAGGAACTGGCGGTAGGGATCGGTCATGCTGCGGCCCTCGCCGCGCGGACGGCGGTGATCTGCTCCACCACCACCTCGTCAGGGATGTCGAACAGGCCCTGCTGGCCCTTGTACGGGACCGGCTGGGGGAACATGACGCGATTGGTCAGGACCCAGCACCAGGGCCCTTCGGTGTGCTCGTGGGTCTTGAGCCACGGAATGCGGGCGTCGTAGTCACCCCTACGGATGGCTTCGACGTGGAGGCAATCGTGCAGGGTTGCGGCGCCGATCACTGCGCCGAACGTCATGTCGGCCAGAGGGATGCCGTACTCGTAGTCGACGTCTTCCCCGTCCTCTATGTCGAGCCAGTCGCGCGACTTGCCGGCGTGGATCAGCAAGGCGCCGCGGTACCGGGTCGGCCAGGTGCGGTTCTCCACGCCCTTCTCCTTGGTCACGCAGATCAGATGTGCGTAGGGCTGGCAGATGGTCAGGGCCTTCATGCCTCGTCTCCGGTCTTCTGCGCCGGCTGCTCGCCTTTGAGGACCAGGTCCATTGCCGCCGCAGCGCTCGGGTAGTCCCTGAGATATCCGCTCAGAAACGCAACGCGGCTCCGTAGCGCGCCATCGGTGTCCTGCGGCGAATAGTGGGCGGCCGAGCGGGCGCCCTCTTCAAGGGTTTCGAGCAGGCTCACGCCGCCCTCCGGTGCTGGACCTGCAGCGGGCCGTAGTCGGCGGAGATCAATTCCACCTGCTGGATGCGCTTGCCCACCCAAGCCATAACGGGGACAGCCATGCTGTTGCCCAGAGCCTTGTAGCGCGGGCCGTCGGCGGCCAAGCGCTCGACATCCTCGCGCGTCAGGTGCTTGGGGTTGCCGCGCAGCTGGTACTTGAGGAAGTCGGCGTCGAGCTTGGCCTTACTGGGGCGGCCGTATGGAATCAGGGTGTAGTCGTCGAGGAATCCCTGCAGGCGTTCGCACTCGCGCGGGGTCAGGCGGCGGACGGCCGAAGCGGTCCCGACGCTGTGAGGCTGACTGGCATCAAGTGTCGGCGCGGTTTCCTCGTAGGCGTTGAACCCAGCGTCGCGCAGCCGCACGCGGCCTTCTGCATCGGCGCTCGGTGTTTTCGCTTCCCCGCTGCGACCAGCATCGCCGCGCAGGCCATATGCGACCGCCGGCATGACGCCTGCATTCGCGTGACTGCCCGCGTGCCCGCCAGCGCGCAGGGTAGGGGCACAGTCCTCGAGCGCATCGCCGCCGTGATCCTGCGCGGTGAAGGCGACCGCCTGCGGTACCGTCCGCGCCTCCAGCGTGTATGCCATATTGTCGCTACGGAAGCCCGCGCCATCAGGGCCCGCGTCCGGGTTCTCGCAGACCGCGCGCTCTTGGATGGCAAAGGCGACCGGGACCAGCGGCGTCCCCCGGCCCGTCCCGTCCTCTGAGGCGTCGAAGCCTTCGCCCTTGAGGGTGTGCGCGACGAAAGTTTCGCTGTCCAAGTCCATCCGATAACCGCCAGGATGGGCGGTCACGGCGGTCGCGATGTCGGTCTCGTTGCAATTCTTGCCGCCGCCGAAAGCTACCAGCAGGCCGGACTCGGCATCCTGCTGGGTCGCGCTGCCGGCAGACTTCTCGCCGCCGGCCTGCAGCGGCCCGGTGATCAGGTGACCAGCGAGGCCGTGGTCGACGTCGCTGCCGCCGTCAGTGCGGCGCAGAGTGCCGACGGCAGATCCTTTCCCCGCTTCGCGGCGCGGCGCAGGATGCCCTTGCAGGCTGTGGAGCTCAAGAAGTACCGCTGCGGCAGGTCGCCAGTCTCCAAGATATCCGACAACGAACACGCGACGGCGGCGCTGTGGAACTCCGAAGTGCTGAGCGTCAAGCACTCGCCAGGCGAGGCCGTGACCGTGGGGACCGGCGGGCGGGACGATGCCGGCATTGCGCCAGCCATCTGCAGGGGGAGGGAAGATGTAGCCGTCAGGGTATCCGGCGAAGCAGGCGAGGACGGCTCCGAAGTCACGTCCATCGTTATTGCTGAACACGCCGGGGACGTTCTCCCATACCAGCCAGCGGGCGCCGAGGCGCCGAGCAAGGCGAGCATATTCGAGCGTGAGGTTGCCACGCTGACCGTCCAGGCCTGCTCTCTTTCCGGCGACGCTGAAGTCCTGGCAGGGGGTTCCTCCCACAAGAAGGTCGATTGATTCATATTGGCCGTGCTCGATGGTCGTGAAGTCCCCATGCAGGGGAACGTCCGGGTAGTGATGCGCGAGGACCGCGCGGGGGAAGGGTTCGATCTCGGAAAGGAAGGACGCGCGCCAGCCCAGGGGATGCCAGGCGACGGACGCGGCCTCGATGCCGCTGCAGACGGAGCCGAAGCGCACTACGCATACCTCTTCGATTCGCGCCGCTCTTGGCGCTGGCGGCGGATCTTGCCTTTGCGGGATTTGGCGCTCATGGGGCCTCAGTAGTGGATCGCGACCGGTTGCCCGGCCAGGCTGTGGTCGAAGCGGCGGCGGCGCTGGAAGGCGCGCAGCCAGGGAAAGCGGTGATGAAAATCAGCCGTCAGTCGGTGGCTGCTGGCATGGGCGAAGTGCCCCTGATATGAGGCCCAGATAGCCCTTCCGGCGTCGTATGCCTCAGGCGTGACGCGCAGGGCGCCGTTGGCGGCATGGCGCTGTTGGAAGGCCCAGAGCTTCTCCCGGGCGTGCTGGATCACCCTGGGCCGAACGGTGGTGTGCGTCGGGTGGATCACGTAGCCGAGGAAGTCACAGCCCTCTGTCAGGGGCGCCAGGCGAACCTCGTTCTTGAGCCGCAGGCGCAGCCGCTCGGCTAGGAATCGCTCAATGTCGCCCTTCCAGGCCTCCAACTGCTCGCGGCTCTCGTGCACCAGCACAAAGTCATCGACATAGCGCAGATACCGCTTCGCTTTCAGGACATGCTTCACGAACTGGTCGAGTTCGTTGAGGTAGACGTTGGCGAAGAACTGGGATGACAGGTTGCCAATGGGCAGGCCGCAACCAGGCGCCGCGTTCTCGAGGCGCTTGTGTGGAGGCACCGCAGCGCGCTCCTCGGTCGTTGCCCGGTAGACGACGCCCTGCTTCAGCGGGGACCGGCGCAGCAGCGCGTGGATCACGCGCTGGTCCAGTAGCGGAAGCCCGGCCTTCTCCATTTGCGCCTTCAGCAGCTTGTACAGCGTCGGCCGGTGAATGGTGTTGAAGAAGTTGCGGATATCGAGTTGAAGGAAGTAGCCGCCGCGATGGCCGCTGTGCACCTCGCGGAAGAACCCCTTGAGGCGATTGACGGCCTCGTGTGTGCCTTTGCCGACACGGTTGGCGAAGCTGTCGAAGATGAACTTGGGCTCGAAGATGGCTTCGAGCTTCGGAATCACCAGGTGATGGACGACGCGGTCTGAGAAATCCGGAGCATGAATCTCGCGGGCTTTCGGCGCCGTGGCGATGAAGCAGATTGACGGCTTTGGCGCCCACGTTCCGGCGTTGAGCTGCTCCTGCAGGGTCAGCAGGTTATCGGCCCAATTGGCATCAAAGCCGGTCTGGTTGAGGCTGGGCACCTTGCCGCGGCGCGCCTCCTTCCATGCATGGATCAGGTCGCGCAGTTCAACTCGCGCGGCATCTTGACACTCACTGGCGGGCACGCGGCGGCAGGCACGGACGAAGCCGTTGTTGTTCTGGTTGTTCCAGTTGACGTTGCCGTTGTTGAAGTTGACGTAGAACGCGTAATCCGAAGGGGACGCTCCCCCCATCTCTTTGGACTCGGCAGCGCATCCGGTCTGGTAGCGCTGCCCCGTCATCGTTGGGCCTCGTGGGCGGAAGGGGTACTCAGTGTCTCGGGACGCTTCGACGGCGCGGAGGCCGGCGAACTCTGCCCATTGAGATGCGGTTTGATCTTCTTATGCATGGCGCCGCACTGCTTGCCGACGTTGCGGGCTTGGGTGGCGAGAACCTCGAAGGCCCCCAGCGAGGGGAAGCAATGCAGCTTGTAGCCAACCTGTAGTCCGGCCTTGAGCTTGTCGTTCGAGGCCGCGAGATTGGTGAGGACGGCAACCTGCCTAGTCGGCTCCCGCGAAGCCCGCCACGCTTCCTGAGACAACAGGAAGCATTCCAGCGCCCAGCCGCGAAGGTCTTGGCCCAACTGGTACTTATGAGCCTTGGGGAATCGGGCAGCAGCTGCGGTCACATCGACCAGCAGGCGTTCCGAATCCTTCACGATGGACGGGAGAATGGGCTTCACGAGAGCCTTCTAGTTAGTGTCGAAAGGCCGAATTACTGACTGGCGGGCACGCGGCGGCAGGCACGGACGAAGCCGCTGTTGCCCTGGTTGAGCCAGCCGACGGCGCCGTTGCCGAAGTAGACGTAGAACGCGTAATCCGAAGGGGACTTCTTGTCCGCAGAGACCAGTTCGGTAGCCGTGTGGTACCAGTAGTCGGTCGGCGTGGCCGGGAAGTAGGTGGTGTCGATCGCCGGCTCGCGGCGCTTGCGGTCGATCAGCAACTGCAGTTCGTGCACTTCCGGCAGCGTCCAGTCCTCGGCGCCGAAGGTCCGGACTGCGGCGGCCAGCTTCTTGGCTTCCGCCCAGTTCTTGGCCAGGGCAGGCTTACCCGCATCGAACTGCAGGCCGAAAGCCGGCAGCAGCACGGCGACGTGGCCCGTGGCGTCGTCGGCGACCTGGTTGCCGGTGGCGTCTAGCTTCACCTTGCGGGGGAAGAAGAACTCCTGCGCCGACATGTTCGGCGAGGCGCGCTGCAGGAACGATTCCAGCGCCTGGTTCTCGGTCTCCGCGGCTTTGGATTTGATGACAGCGGCGCGCTGCTCCTTGAGGCTCTGGAGAATCTTCGGATCGTTGGCGGCGAGGGCAAAGGCCGGGGCGAAGCCGGCTTCGACTTCGGCGGCCAGTTTCTGCTTGGCTTCAGCGCGGATCTGGCGCTCGAGGCGCGAGACACGCTGGGTGATAGTGGCGGACATGAAGGCTCCTAGATGCCGGTCAGGCGGCGGACGGGGGAAAGTCGGGGGTGAAGTGATAGCTGCGCCCGCACGCCTTCCGGCGCTCGACCAGGGAGACGACCTTGGGCGGGGAGGGCTTGGCCTGCTCCATCGGGAACACGCGGAACACCAGTGTCGGCTGCTCGGCGACGCGCTTGGACTGCATGCCATTCAGGTCCGCCAGCTGCTTGGTCGCATCGCCGTAAATCTTGGCGACCTGTTCTGGGTGCAGGCCGCCGGGGATTTCGATGGTGACGTAGGGCATTACGCAGCCCTCCGCAGTTCGCGAGCGGAGGCAGAGCCCTCGGCGTCCATCCGACGCGCGATCTCCATGGCCTTCGGCGAGTCGGCGGCCTCGGCGCGGGCGAACTCCATGACCTTCTTTGCGACGATGCGGCCGACTTCGAGCAGGTCGTTGTGCACGATCCAGTGAGCGAGGTTGCAGAGCTCGGCCTGGGAGAAGTCGGACAGTGCGTCGCCCGTGGCATCCCACGACTCGCGGGAGTTCAGGATGGACTTCGCGGCCTCTTCGGTTGCGGCCTTGCCGTAGACCTTCCAGATGGCGTCATCCGAAGCCAGGCGCGCGTCCTCGGCAGCTTCCGCTTCGCTCGCGGCGCAACGTCCGCTGTTCACAGCGAGCCTCCTGCCAAAAAGCCCAGGACCTGACTGGCGGGCACGCGGCGGCAGGCACGGACGAAGCCGAGGTCGTCCTGGATGGACCAGAGGACGAGGCCGTCGTTGAAGTAGACGGAGAACGCGAAATCCGAAGGGGACGGGCTGTAGCGCGTCCGGGTCCAGGTCCAGTCGCTGGTCGGTATGTTGGGGAAGAAATTGGTGTCCACAAACGGGCGCGGCAGATCGCGGCGGAGGATCAGCTGCGCCTGGACGTCGTCCCAGAGTTCCCAGTCGGTGAAGCCGAGCAGGTCGCAGGCGGAGCCCATTTCGACGGCCTGGGCCCAGTTGCTTGCCTTCTCGGAGGCGCGGGCGTCGTACATCAGGCCGTATTGCGGGAGGAGTACGGCGACGTGGCCGGTGGCGTCATCGGCCATGCGCTTGCCGTCGGCGCCGATCTTGACCATCTGCGGGCGGTAGAGCGCGTCCAGCATGGACGGGGTGGCGGCGGGCTCCGCAGCAACAGCTGGCACTTCCTGGCCGATGTCGATCCGGATGCCATCAACCTCGATAGAGGTGACGGCGCCCTTGCCCTGGGTGTCGATCTTGATCTGGCGGGCCATTTAGATGACCTCCAGCTGCGAAGCCAGCAGGGTGACGCTGCCGCCCACCGTGGCGACGGTGATGTGGCGGCCTTCGGTCTTGGTCACCTCGCCGCGGTAGCCGCGACGGGGGCCGTAGACGATGCGGACGAGGGCGCCGGGGGTGATGGCGGTCATGGCTTAGGCCTCCTGCGCGATGCGGAAGGCTTCGGCGCTGGCCTGTCTCGCATCGTAATTTGCACGGATCGCTTCGCTGTATCCGCTGTATTCCCATTTCAGGAAAGCAAGGCAGCAAATTACCTCGTTCGCCAGCTCAACAATCCGCGCCTTCTGCTGTTCGTTCATCCCAATCCCCTGTGGTGGGCCGTGGCCCGGTGGTGATGGAACGTATTACACACCATGTGAGTTTTATAGTCAACACAGTGTGAAATCGAGCCGACGAAAGGTAGGCGGGAGGTCCCGCCTCAGGCTCCGATGGGGGTAGCCTTCTACTAGGGATTCAGGAGGGGACTATGAAGAAGCTAATTGCGCTGGCCGTGCTGGCCATGTCTGCGTCTGCCTTTGCCACTGACCAGGCCCCAGTGCCGCAGGAACCGCAGCGCTGCGAGGTTCAGCGAGAGGCAGCGGGGAAGGAAATGGCGGGGCAGGGATGCTGCTCCTGGCACAACGGGCAGTGTGGCTGCGCGGGCGGGCGTGTGCAGTGCTGTGACGGCACGCAGAGCCCTTCCTGCCAGTGCTCGAAGGATGATCCGCAGGGTGTAGTTAACTAAGTCGCCGGAAGGCGAGGGGGATGAGATGAGGATGATGCTTGCAATCACGCTGGCGCTGGCCAGCACAGCGGCTCTGGCTGACTACCAGCAGGGTTACTATCGGAAGGATGGCACCTACGTTCAGGGACACATGAAGAGTGAGCCCGATCAGTACCGCTACAACAACTATGGCTCGCAGAGCATGGGCGGCAGCCAGCGCGATGAATTCAGCGATCCGCCGAAGTACAACAAGAGCAACCCACTTTATAACCCGTACGGGCAGCGATAAAAAAGAACCCCGCTTAGTGCGGGGTTTTTTCTTACTATTTGGCCTGGCTCAGTATGGCGCGGATTTTTTCGAACTGCTGACTAGTGGTCACGAGCAAATCTTCGGCGCAGCCCTTAACCCGATTCGACCCACATGTTCCCACAACAGTGGTCAGGTAGAAATCGTAAGGCTCCTCAGGGTTGTTCCAAGTCCATACCGCCGAGTACACCGTCGAGTACCCAGTCTCCCGCTCCGTTGGGTCGAGGGTGATCAAGCGCACCCGAAAACCTAGTTGCGGATCGAGCGCAACTACAAATTCAGAAGAGTTACGCAAAGCCTCCTTGTAGAAGTACGCCAACCGCTGGCCAATGGAGTCATCTCCACTGTGCACGACCTGAACGGCGACTTCAGCCTGCGCCGGCAGGCTCGCCATCAGGCTGATGATCAGCGCTGCGACTCTGGTTGATCGCATTACTTTCTCCCCATCTCCTGGACGCCTAATCCTCATCCCCCGCATACCAGCGAACCCGCCCGATGATCGCGTAATTCTCCCCCACGATCGGCTCCGGCGGGTACTTGTTCTGATCCGGGTTGTAGCTGTGCATTTCCCAGCCGGCAACGCCGCGGCGCAGTTGCTTGATGCGGAGCCCATCTTCGCCGACCAGGGCGAAAACCTTGCCGTGAACTGGCGAGCGATCCGACATGTCGATAAGCACCACCCCCCCGTCGCGGTAGCGCGGCTCCATGCTGTCGCCGCGCACCGTCCAGACCTTGCACCTGTCGGGCCTCAAGCCCTTTTCGCGAAGGTAATCCGAGCGGAACGCGTGCGACTTCTGGATCTCATCCACTTCCCAAAGAACCTCGCCCGCGCCGGCGGATAGATGTGCGCCAATGACTTTGGCGATGTACTCCAAGGGCCGCTCCTCGCCGCTGCCGACATGGACCATTGGCGGAGGGTCCGACAGTTCTATCGGCGCCCCCTTGGGGCCCAGGGTGATGCCCAGCTTCGCCGCGATCGGCTCGATGGCGTCCTTGGATACCGCCTTCCGGCTGATCCAGTTGGACAGGACGGCCGATGAAATGCCCAGCTCCGCCGCCAACTCGGACTTGCTCCAGCCCCGCTTTTGAGCGTGGGCCAGGATGGCGGTGAGAAGCGCTTCGCGTGGAGAGACCATGGGCGGAAGGTACACGCCATGTGAACCGCTTGCCTCACGCCATGTTGACTCCTGTTTTAACATGGTGTGTAATCCGCCCCATGACTGGACTGGAATGCGCGTTGATAAAGGCTGGCGGCACTGCTGCTTTGGCCAGGGCCCTCGGGGTTTCTGACTCCGTGGTCTCCAACTGGAAGGCGAGAGAGAGCGTCCCGCTCGATTCCTGCGCCGCCGTGGAAGCAGCGACCGGCGTCACCTGCGAAGAACTCCGCTCCGACGTCGAGTGGGTCCGCGACCGCAAAGGCAACGTCACCCACTACATGACGCCCGTTGCCGCCAGCCCCCAGGCGAAGGCGGCTGCGTGATGGCCGAGACCTGCCCTCATTGCGGCGGCTCATTGGAAGCCCTCGCGATCCAGATGCAGGCGCAGAGGCTCAGTGCTGATGAGCGCGCTGATGCGATGGTCACTGCCTATCGCAGTGGCAAGACCCTGCAGGAAATCGGCAATGCGTATGGCATTACTCGCGAGCGGGTCCGCCAAATCCTCAAGTTGAAGGGCGTCTCCTACGAAAACGGCAGGGGCAAGGTGGTCCAAGCCCATCAAAAGGCCAAGGCCGCCGACTACTACGCCGGCTTGAACCGAAGGTGCTTTGCCCGAACCGGCATGAATCGCGACGAGTACGACGCGGCCCGCAAGACTCAGTCGCCATGCGGCACTGATGCAGCAACGGCATTTCGATCCCAGCGCAATCAGGCGAAACACTGCCGCGTTAAGTGGGACCTCACCTTTGCCGAATGGTGGGAAGTCTGGCAGTCGTCCGGCAAATGGGATCAGCGCGGGAAGGGGGCGGGCCATTACTTTCTCGCGCGCAAGAACCTTTCGCTCCCGTTCCAAAGTGGGAACGTCGAAGTTGTTGAATGCGCCTCCTATCACTCTCTGCGCCGCTCCCAGGAGAGGGAAAGCGGTCGCGGCTGGCACTCCCGGAGCGCCGCATGAACCCCCAGCGTGAGCCTCAGCACGCGCCGCTGTCCCCCCAGCGGCATTCTCCCTCCGTGCGCCCGGCGCGGTCTGAGGCAACCGGGCACCTATGCCCCCAGAACGGCTCGTGGAGTGCCGTTCATAAAGAAAGTCAGAGCGAACTTGAATCCACGGCGCTGGCCCGGCGCAACGATCGCTCAGGGCACTTCTCCTCCGCGCAGGGCTTGGGCCCTGTTCGCACTCTCGGTTGGAGCAATCCGGCCGCTTCTTTTTCGTTTGTCCCATGGCGCCCATTTTCTGGGCAGCCATCTGTTAACCACTGTTAACCGGTGTGAACCAGTGCAAACCGAACTGCGGCTGATTGGCTCTGTGACCCCACCGAAGTACCGGCACCCGATGCCGGAGCTTCGTCTGTGCACGTCCAAGATTCAGGCCTGCCGCCTGGCCATGAATCACGCCCGCATCAGCCAGGAGACGGCCGCGGGCCGCATCGCGGTGAGCGTCGGCTACATGAGCATGCTGATGAACGGCAAGCGCCCGTGGTCGGACGCGCTGCAGCGCCGGCTGATGAAGGCCACGGGCTCGCTGGCGCCTCTGCAGTGGGATGCCATGCAAGAAGGCGTCGAGGTCTACGCCGATCCGATCCTGCAGCGCGAGGCCGAACTCCTCAGCGAGCTGCAGGAAATCCAGCAGCGGAAAGCCGCCTAGGAGACCCCATGCTCAAAGCCATCAAACGCGCCTACCTCTCCGCAGAGATCCTCTGGCAGCGCTCCAAGCTGGAGCGCCTGGCGGATGACGTGGCGGCGGCCGAGAAGTCCCTGGACAGCATCCACAGGCTGCGCCGGCAGCACGTCGAGGCGGCCCGGACGCTGATGAATCTGCGCGTGCGTCACCAGGCGCTGCAGGGGTAGCGATGGTCCACATGGAACATTGGGGGAGAGGCTAATGGCGCGCATTCGCACTGTGAAGCCCGACCTGTTCAAGCACGAAGACCTCTTCGATGCCGAGCGCGAAGAGGGGCTTCCGTTGCGCCTGGCCTTCATAGGGCTGTTCACGGTGGCAGACCGTGAGGGCCGCTTTAAGTGGAAGCCGCGCACGCTGAAGACCGATGTGATGCCGCATGACGACGTGGACTTTTCACGCGTGCTTGACGCGTTGCTCACGCGTGGATGGCTCGTGAAGTACACGTTCCAGGGCGAGGAATTTGGCTGCATTCCGACCTTCTCGCGGCACCAAGTCATCAACAATCGCGAGTCGCCTAGCGAACTGCCCTCTCCGGAGGAAGGTTCCATTCAAAACAACAACATCGACGCGAGCGGCACGCGTGAGTCACGCGAGAGCCACGCGACACGAGGGGAAGGGAAGGGAAGGGAAGGGAAAGGAAAGGAAGGAGGTTCCGCCGACGCTGCGCGTCCGCCGGCCACCGTTGAAAAGCGCGAGGCCAAGACAGCCGCCACCTGGGCTGCCTACTCGCAAGCCTACCTCCTCCGCTACGGCAGCGAGCCCGTTCGCAACGCCAAGGTGAACTCCCTGCTCGGGCAACTGGTTGACCGCATCGGTGCCGACGAGGCCCCGGAGGTCGCCGCCTTCTTTCTCCAGCACCGCAACGGGTATTACGCCCAGCGCGGGCACTCGGCTGAGTGCCTCGTGGCCGACGCCGAAAAGCTCCGCACCGAATGGGCGACGGGGCGAACCATCACCCAGACCCAAGCGCGGCAGCAGGACAAGACCGCGAGCAACGGGTTTCTGAAACTCATCGAGGAGCGCGAACGTGCAGAGAGCCAGCACTGAAGTTCTGAAGGCCCTGGCGGTAACCGCCGAGGTCTGCGGCAGTGAAATCTCCGAGGGCGCGGCCATGGTCATGGCTGACGACCTCGCGCAGTACCCGGAAGCTGCGGTGTTGGATGCGCTCAAGCGCGTGCGCCGTGAGCACAAGGGACGTTTGGTACTGGCGGCAGTAATCGAGCGTATTGACGATGGCCGACCGGGCGTTGAAGTCGCTTGGGCTATGGTGCCGCGTGATGAGCGCGACACCGCTGTCCTGACGAGCGAGATGCTGGCCGCGCTGCGCATCGCTCAGCCATTGCTGGAGGCAGGCGATGAGGTTGCCGCGCGCATGGCGTTCAAGGAGGCGTACACCGCATCGGTGGAGCGCGCGCGCGCCGACAGCCTGCCAGTCGAGTGGTCTGCCAGCTTGGGCTGGGATCACACGGGCCGGCCAGGGCCGCTGGCGGATGCCGTCCGCCGCGGTCGCCTGCCGTTGGATCGCGCGCTGAGCTATGTGCACGGTGATGCGGCTCACGAGATCAAGGCCCTGGTCGGCCTGCAGGTCGAAGCGCTCCAGCCGCCGGCCACGATTCAGGCCTTGGTCGACAAGATGCCTGTCGCGATCCCCAAGCCTGCGCCGAAAGAGTCTGCGCCCCGAAAGAAGTGGGGCGGGGCCTACCTGCGCGACAATGGGGAGGCAGCATGAACCCCGCACGCGAACAAGGCATGCAGCTCGCGCTGGCGTTTGCCGGCGATGAGTGGAAACACCAGGCCTTCACATTTCTCCTGCAGTACGCCCGGACGCACGAGGTGTTCTGCGGGGAGGACGTGTCGGACGCGCATATCGCCGCGCGCCAGCCGCAGCCCAAGGAACTCCGCGCCTGGGGCGCTCTGTACCGCAAGGCTGTGAATGACGGCGTGATCGCCCACCTCGACAACAACGGCTGGAGCCGTCGTCGTTCCTCGCCGTGCCCGCGCTACCTGTCGCTGGCGTTCCGGAGGATGGCCGCATGACCATGCACGACATCATCGCGCGCATGACCCCGCCGACCACGGCCCGCCGGATTCTGATCGGCGAGTTGATGCAGGCCGGCGGCCGGCGCATCCGCCGCAAGGTTCTGGCGAGGCAGTTCGGCGTATCCGAGCCAGCCATCAAGCGCGACCTCTGCGCCCTTCGCAGGGCTGGCATCGAGTGGGGTGGGGTATGAAGTACAGAGTGGAACTCACCGCCGACGAATTGCTGCGCCTGGATGGCGTTGTTTCCGACGAGGTTCAAGGCGGAATAAACAAGGTCAAGGACGCTATCGCCCTGCGCGCTGAAAGTAGCCTGAGCGAGAGCCAGGCTGTGATGGTCGTAGAGATTCTGCAGATCGCCCGCGAGAAGGGAAAGCTCGGATACATCAGCACCCCTATTCGTCGGTGCGAATGCTGCGGAAGGGAAGGCGGATACCACACCGTGCGGCGCAGCACGCGATACAAGCGCAAGGGCGAGAAGGACTGGGACAGCCCTATCACATTCACCGGATACGAGCTTTCGGATGCTTGTGTCCGTGTGCAGCACCACCTAACGGCAGGCTATTGCCAGTACTGCAGGCCGGTCGTTGAACCCGTCCTTCTCAAGCGGCTGGCCGACATCCCCGTGCAAGTCCCCAAGTGGTGGCCGGCGCCGCTGCAGAAGTGGGCGCGCGCGCAGCACTACGAGTGCACCGTCTGCGGCTGGAAAGGCCATGAAGGCGAGATGGGCCGTTCAACCACCCTGATGGGTGACGGCTCTTACGCCTCGACCTGTCCTAACTGCAAAGCGCAGAACCTCCTTTTCGCTATGGACAAAGTCAAGCTGATCGATGGCTTCACGATGATCCGCCTATCAGAGAAAGCCGCATGACCGCCTCCGCCGACCGTCTCTTCTCCGCCATCCGCGGCCGCACCCCGTGCCAGGACTGCAAGCAGCGCCCGAACTGCGCCGCCAAGCGGCTCGCCTGCGCGGACTACAGCTACTACGTCAACTCCGGCAAGGTCCAGCGCCTGATGCGCGCCCCGAGCCGCCGCCGCTACGAGAACATCATGAGGGCTGAGGCATGAAGGCCTTCATAGAGAAGCTGACCCCGCAGTCCCTGCGCTTCGTCATGGAGCGCGCCTACCGTCACGCCCAGAAGGCCGTCCCGCAGGGTGACTTCGAGGTCGTCATCCGCAAGGCCAACAAGACCCGCGATCAGGAAGAGCGCTACCACGCCATGATCGGGGACATCGCCGAGCAGTACGAGTACTTCGGGCGGAAGTGGCATCAGGAGGACATGAAGCGCCTGCTGGTGGATGCCTTCAAGCACGAGACGAAGGGTGACCACATCAACTATCCCGAACTGCAGGACGCCTGGGCGCAGATGGGGGACATGCGGCTGGTGCCGGCGATGGGCCGGGATGGCTTCGTCGCCCTGGGTGATCAGACCCGCCGCTTCCCTAAGAAGCTGGCGACGGCCTTCATCACCTGGCTGTTCGCCTTCGGCTCCGAGCAGCGCATCGTTTGGTCCGATCCGCAGTATGCGGAGCAGGCGAGGGAGGCGGCGTGAACCGCTACTCCCACAGCTTTGTCGCGGTCTGCCCAAACAACGGCAAGCGCATCCGGTACTACCTGACCATTGAGACGGATCAGCTGGTGATGGTTGAGGAAATCGTGGACTTCTGCACCAAGCAGGAGGGTTATCACGAACAGATCGCCGACCGCCTGGCCGACCGCTTCCCGGGCGTTCAGGAGTTGAAGGCGCACCACCATGGCGTGCAGATCACCACCACCCGTGGAGTTGCCCGCCAGTGAAGACCATCTACCTGTGTGGCCCGATCTTGGGGTGCACCGACGAGGAATGCGTTGATTGGCGAGAAATGATCAAGCAGACCTGGCCCGGTACCTGCGTGGATCCGATGAAGCGCGACTACCGGGGCCGCGAGGCCGAGGCCTACCGAGAGATCGTAGAACTCGACAAGCGGGATATTCGAGGCTGCGACGCTCTCTTGGTCAACTACGTCCGTCCTTCTGTGGGCACCAGCATGGAAGTGCTCTATGCCTGGACACTCGGGATTCCTGTCGTAGTCGTCAGCCGGCCAGACACTGGCATCAGCCCCTGGCTACGCTACCACTCAACGGCGATCCTCCCGTCCTTCCGGGACGCGCTGGCCTGGCTGGCTGCCGCATGAAGAAGTATCACGGCACGCCAGCCGGTGGCACCCGCAAGGATGTCGCCCGCTTCCTGAATAACCGGGACGCTCTTGTACCGTTCCCGCGCAGGGACGACATGGGCATCGTTGCGGACGTCTGTCGGTCGTTCGTCTTCGACAACGGCGCGTTTAGCGCCTGGACCCGGGGAGAGACACTCGACGTTCCGGGCTACATTGCCTGGTGCGAGGAGTGGCGCAAGCACCCGGGTTTCGAATGGGCCCTGATCCCTGACGTCATCGACGGCGGCGAGCCGGAAAACGACGCCATGCTGGCGGACTGGCCCCGCGATATTCCCGGGGTCCCGGTCTATCACATGCATGAGGACTTGGAGCGCGCCGAGCGCCTGGCCGCAGATTGGCCCGTCGTCGCGCTTGGCTCTTCTGGCCAGTGGCCGAACCCTGGCACGAAATCATGGTGGGGCCGCATGGCCGAGATTATGGCCGTTATGTGCGATGCCGAAGGCCGCCCGCATTGCCGCTTACACGGGCTCCGTATGTTGGACCCGGACATCTTCACTCGCCTGCCGCTTGCATCTGCGGACTCTACGAACGCTACCGTGAACTGCGGCGCGCAATCCCGCTTTGGGATGTACGTGCCCCCGACTGCAGCTCAGCGTGCCGAGGTCATCGCCGAGCGGATCGAGATTCACAACAGCGCGCCCGTGTGGATCGGCAGTGAGCAGATCGAACTTTGGAGTGCCGCATGACCTGGCACAAGCTCTCCGACTACGCCATCCGCAAGGGCGACTGCACGGTCTGCAAGATCATCGCCGGCGCTGCCGTGTTCTACGAGGCCTGGCGGGCGGATCGCTGCATTGCCCGGAACACTCGCCCGGAGCGGGCGAAGGCGGCGTGCGGATGACCCCGCAAGAGCGCCGCCACATGGGCCGCGTCAAAGCGCTGCCCTGCATCCTCTGCCGAGTCCTGGGCCAGCCGCAGAGCGGCGTCACGGATGCGCACCACGTCCGCGAGGGGCAGGGGATGGGCCAGCGCGCCCCGAATTGGCTGGTGATCCCCCTGTGCCATGAGGGCTGCCACCAGGGGCCGCACGGAATCCATGGAGACCGGTCCCGGTTTCGGTTGGCAAAACTGGACGAGCTGGACTTACTGGCGATGACGATCCGGGATTTGATGGAGGCCGCCTGATGCGCCGCGCCGCCAAGATCGACAGGAACCAGCCGGAGATCGTGCGCGTGCTGCGCGCCGCTGGCGCCACGGTGCAGCCGCTGCACACGGTCGGAGACGGCTGCCCGGACCTGCTGGTGGGGTATTGCCGGCAGACAGCGTTGGTGGAGATCAAAGACGGCAGCAAGCCCCCGAGCGCGCGAAACCTGACGCCGGACCAACTCGAATGGCACGGCGCCTGGCGCGGCGGCCCGCTGGCGGTGGTGAACGATGTGGAAGGGGCGCTGCGGGTGCTGGCGACGATGAGGGAGGCGGCATGAAGAACTGGGCCATATTCATCGCGTGCTATCTGGCGGCTGGTGCTGTCATGGCCAGCGCAGGCGTTGGGTACACCGACTGGCAGCTTTACGCCCTGATCACCCTGCTACACGTTGGTGATCGCGCTATGGGGAAGGCATGACCTTCACCACCTTCTGGTGCGGCCGCTGCAACCGGAACAAGCCCATCGACCAGCTTGTGCGCCGGCGCCGGGGCAGCGCGATCTGCCAAAGCTGTGAGACACGAAGGCTGGCGGCTGTGAAGCAGATTCGATTGAGCAAGAGGGGTACGGCATGAAGATCGAGCGCAACACCGTGCAGTACCGGCTGATGAAGTGGGGGCAGTGGTGCCAGGAGCCGGCGGCGGTCTTGAGCCGGTCATCGTCCCCCTTCGGCCGCATCGCCGAGATGCAGGAGAACGCCGGCATCCGCGGCGATGGGATTGTTTTCGAGTTGATCGAGGTCGACGGTGAGGTAGTGTCCTGCCCGCCGGATGGTGGTATGTCCGCCATGGTCGAGCAGCGCGGCCGCGAGCTGGCGCACAACATCCGGTGCCGGGAAACGAACGAGGCCGTCCAGCACCTGCCCCAGGCCATGCGCAGGGCGATCTGGGAAACCTACGTGGTGCCCCATCGGGAGCGGCCGCGTAGCGCCCGGGTCGTCGCCGGCCGGATCGGCGTCGATGAATCCACGGTGCGCGAATCCCTCAAGGGGGCACACGCGAAGATCTCCGCGCGCATCTACGGCCCGTTCGATTTTGCCGACGAACGGCAGGACGAGGTCGCGAAAGCCGCTTGACGGCGACCCCCTCATGCGAATAAGAAGAAGGTGAGCATGCGACATCCGTCCCAAATGCACCGAAACCCGCCCTTGAGGCGGGTTTTTTGTTCAGGGCGCCTTTAGCTTAACTGGCAGAGCACCTCACTCGTAATGAGGCTGGTGCAGGTTCGAAGCCTGCGGGGCGCACCACTACTTACCCCTGTCCTGCTGCCTCGGCAGCGAGGGGAGCGCCGGTCCATCCGGCGCCTTTACACCAGCCATCCCGGAGCCTTATGACCGTCATTGCATGGGATGGTAAGACCCTGGCCGCCGACAAGCGTGCAGTCGCGTCCGGCCTGATCAGCACCACCACCAAGATTCGCCGCATCGGGGATCTGCTCGTGGGCATTGCCGGGAACTTATCGGCCGGCATGGAAATGCTGGAATGGATCGAGAACGGCCGGGAGCGCGAGAAGTACCCCGCCGTCCAGCAGAATGATGACCGCAGCTGCGGCTGCCTGGTCATTGATGGGGGGCGAATCCTCAAGTATGAGAGCGGCCCGATCCCGCTCGTGTTCGAGCAGCCCTTCTTCGCCATGGGCAGCGGCCGAGACTTTGCAGTCGCCGCGATGCACTGTGGTAAGTCAGCTCGCGAGGCAGTTGAGATCGCCAGCCTCTACGAAAATGGCTGCGGCAACGGGGTAGACGTCCTCGAAGCATAGCCTCCGCCCGTCAGGGCTCGCCGGGCCGGCAGAGGCTTGGTATCACCGGCAGTCCTTGTGCCGAGTAGCGCTGCTCCAGCGCTGAATGGATCGGCTGCGGGACCGTTGGCCTACGAGACGGCCTCAATTCTGGAGGTTCCCATGGCCCTCTTCGCGCTCGGATTCATCTGCGGCGTGATCGCCATGGTGGGCTACATCCTGCATCGGATTCACCGGCAGCTGGGAGGGTAACCCATGCACGGATTGAAGGGCGTCATCGGCCTGCCATGAGCAGCCACAACCAACCCGGCCGAGAGCCGGGTTTCGCATTTTCAGGGGGCAATGTGAGCGAAAAGGCAGGCGACATCGGAGTGGCGACAGCCAAGGCAGCGCCGCCGGCGTTGGCCTACGTGAGTGGGCTGACGGTCAACGATCTGATCGCCTGGCTCACCGTGGGCTACCTGCTGATGCAGGGCGCCTACCTCCTCTGGAAGTGGCGCAAAGAGGCCGCCAAGCCGTGAGCAAGGCCCGCATCGCAGCGCTCGGCCTCGGCACCTGTCTGGTGCTGGTCGGAAGCTTCGAGGGCCTGCGCACGGTCGCCTACAAGGACCCGGTTGGCATCCCGACGATCTGCTACGGCAGCACGGCCGGCGTGAAGATGGGCCAGACCGCCACCCGGGCTCAGTGCGAGGAACTGCTGGGCGAGGAGCTGCTTGAGGCGCATGACGCCATGGCGGCCTGCGTGAAGGTGCCCTTGAGTCCGAACGAACGGTCCGCCTACACCTCGTTCACCTACAACGTCGGCGGCTTGGCCTTCTGCCGGTCCACCCTGGTCCGCAAGCTCAACGCCGGCGACCACCGCGGTGCCTGCGCCGAGCTATCCCGCTGGAACAAGGCCCGGGGCATCGTCCTGCCGGGCCTGACCCGCCGGCGCGCCGCCGAGCGTCAGCTATGCGAGCGCCCGTGATGAGCAACCTGTACGCCTACGTCATCCTGGCGGCGGTGATCGTCTCCGGCCTGGGCGGTGCCTACATCGGCGCGCACCTGGTGGACTGCGATGTGGTACCGGAGAGCGTCACCCCGGCGCCGGCCGTGAAGCAGAAGGACGGCAGCGTGGTTGCCGAAAGGGCCTCGCCCACCACACCAACGAAGCCGCCGCACCAGCTGCCCAAGGGCGCCAAGGAAGAGCGCCGGATAGCGGTGACGGTCAAGCCCAAGCGTGCCGACTGCCCACCGCTGCGCCTGGACCTCAGCCTGGTGCAGGTCGATGGCGGCCGCCGCGTCGTCGCCAGCTCGCCCGATGGCGAGGTGATCGAAGCCCTGGATGTGCCGATGGCTCCCGGCTTCGTGGCCGCACCGGTGCGGAAATGGGCGGCCGGCGGCAGCGCCAGCTACCGCGGCGAACTGCCGGGCGCCTGGGTCGAGCGCGACATCGGCAGAATCCGCATCGGCGCCGAAGTCCATGAGGACGACCGCGGCGGCTTGGCCGGGCGGGTGCGGTTGGGGTTTACGTTCTGATGGCAACGCCGGACATCCTGCGCCCCAAGACCTTCAGCGGTCGCCGGGCGTCACAGCACGTCGATGAGATCGGCCCGCTGATCCAGCTGCTGCAGGCCGAGGGCGTGTGCACATACCTCGAGATCGGCGCCCGCCACGGAGACACGTTCCACGATGTGATGCTCGCCCTGCCAAAAGGTAGTCGAGGCCTCGCCGTGGACCTGCCGGGCGGATCCTGGGGGAAGGAAAGCAGCCGCCATGCGCTGAACGCTGCGGTTGCCGACCTGCAGAACCGCGGCATCGATGCGCGCTGCCTCTTCGGAGACAGCGCCTCGGCCGAGGTGATCGAGGCAATCCGGAAGCAGGGGCCGTTCGATGCTGCCCTGATCGACGGTGACCACCGCTATGCCGGCGTCAAAGCCGACTGGCTGACCTACGGGCCCATGGCCCGGATCGTGGCGTTCCACGACATCGCAGGTGACGGCCAGGCCTGGAGCGACATGCAGGTGGAGGTGCCGCGGCTGTGGCGCGAGATCCGCGACCAGCACAAGCACCGCGAGTTCATCGGCGCCGAAAGCACCATGGGCATCGGAGTGCTCTGGCGGTGAAGGTCGTCATCTACGACCCGCCGGGCCGGACACAGGCGCAGCTGGTCGAGCGCGGCCTCAAGGCGCACGGCATCAACCCGCTGTGGCGCCGCCGGCACCAGTGGGAGCCCGCCGACCTTGCAGTGATATGGGGGCACCGGATGCCCCACATCATCCGGGGGCAGAAGCGGATCGGGCAGGACTACCTGGTGATGGAGCTTGCCTACTTCGGCGACCGCCGCCGGGTATTCGTCAGCCTGGGCTTCAACGGCCTGAACGGGCACGCAGAGTTTCTCGCCAAAGGCATGCCCGGCGATCGCTGGGCAAAGCACGGCGTTCCGGTCTCTCCATGGAAGGAGGGCGGCGACTACATCCTGGTGATGGGTCAAGTCACCGGAGACGCCAGCCTGGCGACCTGTCCGGACTATCCCGGATGGCTGCGCGAGGCCTGCGAGAAGGCCAAGGCCTACGGCCTGCCGGTCCGGTACCGGCCGCATCCGCTGCAGCGCAGTGCCGAACAGCATCCGGCCGAAGTTCTCGGCGGCAGCCTCGAGGAAGCCCTCGCCGGCGCCGCCGCGGTGATCGCCTGGAACAGCAACAGCCTGGTCGATGCCGTCCTCGCCGGGGTCCCGGTGATCGCTGGTGATCGCGGCAGCATGGCTTGGCCCGTGGCCGCACACGAGATCGGGGCAGACCTGATCCGGCCGGACCGGACGCAGTGGCTCCATGATCTGGCCTATTGCCAGTGGACGCATGCCGAGATCGCCTCGGGCGAGGCCTGGGCGCACATCCGAACCCGGTACGCCGACCGCGAATGGCCCGCCTTCACTCCCCAGGAGTGGACCCGGGAGAGCCCGGCCCGCCGCCGGGAGCGGGAGCGCCGCGAGAACCGGCAGGCGAAGTACATCAAGCGACAGCAATTGCTGGCCCGCCGGGCTGGCGCGAATGGAGTGTGACATGGACATCGAAACTGAAATCCAGGCCAAGGGCCTGACCGCGCCGCGCGTTACGCCGGCGGACATCGAGGCGAACATCGCCCGCGAGTTCTGCTTCAACGTCGGCGGGGTCTATTGCAAGTCCGGCAGCCCGCTGGTGGAGAATGACCCACTGGACCTGCTGACCATCTGCGTCCTTGTCCTCAAGAATGGGTTCACCGTGACCGGCGAATCGGCCTGCGCGAGCCCGGAGAACTTCGACTACGAGCTGGGGGCGAAGATCGCCCGGCAGAACGCCATCTCCAAGGTCTGGCCGCTGATGGGCTATGCCCTGACGGAGCGGCTGGCCGCCTCGCAGGCATCTGACGCCGCCGCGCAGGCCTGACCCATGCTCAAGATCATGACCCTCAAGCGCTGGCGCGAAGAGCGTCAGCAACTGCGCCTAGCCCTGCTGGTCGCCCTCAAGGCCCTGCAGCAGGGTCAGGTGGCAATGGATCGCGGCCATGCCGACGCGCTGGCGGCCGGCTTCAACCTCGTCCGCCAGGATGGCGATCCGGACTTGGGCTTCGGCGAGAAGAAGCAGACCGAGGCCAGCCGGATCATGCGGCTGGATGACGTGCGCAGGGCGCGGGGCCGCTGATGAGCCGGCCGCAGCTTTCAGTGGTGACGCCCATCCGCGATGGAGCGCCTCTGCTGAATGACATCCCCGGACAACTCCGGAAGCTGGCCGATGACATCGAGAAGGGCGAGTATCAGTGGACTCGCGCCGTGGTTCTGGGCTTGGATGAGGACGAGTACGACCCGACCTACCTGAGCTTCGGTGAGGCATTCCGGCGCCGCGACCTGATCGGTCTGTTCACGCTCGCGGCACACATGACGATGACGGACGCGAAAGAGTAATGCGTCCCTACGTCCATGCCGACTGCATCCCGATGGCCCACCAGCTTCGGATGTCGCCGCGTCGCCGCAAGAAGTTCCGGCAGTGGCTGGAAGCGGCACTGAAGGCTCGCACACATCAGCGCTCGGTACAGAAATTCGCGGTGGAACGCGTGCCTACGATCCCTTGGGACCGAGCTTGGCGGCTGATTGCCGGGGTTGACTAATGCCCGCCCTCAAGAACGCCAAGCGAGAGCGCTTCTGCCTGGAGTACGTGAAGGACTTTAATGGGGCGAGGGCGGCTCGGGACGCCGGCTACACCAAGAACTCCTTTCGTTTCCTGACGTTGCGGATCGGGTCGAGGAACTGAAGGCCCAGGCCTGGAAGAAGCTGCACATGAGCCAGGACGAACTCCTCGCCCGCATGTCTGCCGTTGCCCGGTTCGACCCCCGCAGGCTGTTCGATGAACTCGGCAACATGAAGCCGCCCCATGAGTGGGACGACGAAACCGCCATGGCGGTGTCCGGCATCGATGTGGAAGAACTGAAGACCGTCATGCGCAAGGACGACGAGGACGAGGTCCGGGCGGAAATGCAGCAGGTGCGCAAGATTCGCTCCTCGGACCGTCTGAAGGCGCAGGAGATGCTGGGCCGGTACCACGGCACTTTCGAGGCCGACAACAAGCAGCAGGGGGCCGCGAGCGCCAAGCTGCTGGAACTGCTGGCCGAGGCATCCAAGAACAGCGGCGGCGTCAGTGGGCTCCTCGCAAAGCGCTGAACTGGCCCTGCTGACGGACCGCAATTGGCGCCTCAGCAACCTGTACTGGATCAAGGACAAGGACGGCAACCGGGTCAAGTTCAAGCCGAACTGGGCCCAGCAGCGGGCGTTCGACAGCCTGTCGAACAACAACCTCGAACTGAAGGTACGCCAGCTCGGCATCACCACCGGGTACTGCATCCTCTGGCTGGATACCTGCCTGTTCAACAACGACGTGTCGGTCGGCGTCATCGCTCACACCAAGGACGACGCGATGGTGATCTTCCGCGAGAAGATCAAGTTCGCGTACGACAACCTGCCCGATGACCTGAGGGCGGCCCGGCCGGCGGTGAAGCAGACCGAGAGCGAGATCATCTTCAACAACGGGTCCAGCATCCGTGTCGGCGTCACCTTCCGCTCCGGCAACGTGCAAATCCTGCATGTCACCGAGTACGGCTACATCTGCGCGCACTTCCCGAAGCGGGCCCAGGAGGTCCGCACCGGCGCCTTCGAAGCCGTCCACAAGGGCGGCATCAAGGTCATCGAGTCCACGGCGCGCGGCCGGGCAGGGCACTTCTACGACCTCTGCGACCAGGCGCAGAAGCGTCCGGCGGATCGGCCACTGATCCACGGCGACTGGCGGTTCTCCTTCCTCGCGTGGTGGGAGCACCCCGAGTACGCCATTGACGAGAAGACCTTCACCTTCACCGAAGCAGAGCTTCGCTACTTCACTGATCTGGAGGGGAAGATCGGCCGTAGCCTGAGCCGGGCCCAGCGGATCTGGTACGCGCAGAAGTGGCGCGACCAGGGGGATGATGTGAAGTCGGAGTACCCGAGCACCCCGGAAGAGGCCTTCCAGCAGAGCACGGAAGGCGCTTACTACGGCGCCCCGATGCTGGAGGCCTACCGCGCCGGCCGGGTCACCGAGGTTCCGTATGACCGCGGTCTCGAAGTGGAGACCTGGTGGGACCTCGGCGTCGATGACAGCACCGCGATCTGGTTCCTGCAGCGCCGCGGGCTTGAGGTCAGGGTCGTGGACTACTACGAGAACAGCGGCGAGGGCCTGGCGCACTACCGCCGGATCCTGGAGGAGAAGGCGAAGGCCAACGGCATCGTCTACAGCCGCCACATCGGACCGCATGACCTGAAGGTCCGGGAACTCGGCAACGACGCCAAATCCCGCCTTCAGGCGGCGGCCGAGCTCGGGATCAAGTTCGAGGTCGCCCCGATGCTCAAGATCGCAGACGGCATCGAAGCGGTCCGCCGGATCCTGCCGAACTGCTGGTTCGATGAGGGAAAGACCGCCCAGGGCCGGAAGTGCCTGGAGCACTACCGCAAGGAGTGGGACCCGGTGCGCGGCTGCTGGAAAGACCAGCCCCTGCACGACTGGTCCTCGCACGGCGCCGACGCCTTCCGCACCGGCGCCACCGGCTCCGGCGGACTGGTAGCAAGCAAGAACACCGCAGCCCGGCCGATCCAGCCGGCGCGCTGGAGGTAAGGAGAGCATATGCAAAGCGTCGGTCTCGTTCGTGTGGAGTCGCAGGACCAGGTGACTCAGCGCGAGCAGGCGGCTGTGCCTGTGGCGTCCACCCCGGTGCAGTCGATGCTGGTCGGGCACATCCACCAGGCCTGGCAGCGCAACAAGCGGGCCCGGGAACAGGTCGATCGCCGCCTGCTGAACTGCCTGCGTCGTCGCAAGGCGGTGTATTCGGACTCCGATCTCCGCGAGTTCCAGGCGCAGGGCTGCGCGTCGGTGATCTTCATGCCGCTGTCGGCCACGAAGAGCCGCGCCGCCGCCGCCTGGATTCGCGACATCCTCATGCCGGCCTCGGACCGCGCCTGGGCACTGTCGCCGACGACGCTCCCGGACATGCCGCAGTACGTCCGGGACCGGCTCAAGGTGCAGGCGGCGATGGTGATGCGCCAGAAGATGGAGGAATCCGGCGAGCCGATGGACCGGGAGTCCTTCGGGCAGCAGGTCGAGGCCATGACCGAGGAGATGGAGTCCAAGCTGCTCGATGCAGTGAAGGACGAAGCCGACACCCGCGCCGAGCGGATGACGGCCAAGATCAGCGACATGATGGACGAGGGCGGCTACGACCAGGCGCTCGAAGAGTTCATCGAGGACTTCTCCACCTACCCGGCGGCGATCCTCAAGGGTCCGTACACGGTCAAGCAGCGTAAGCTGGCCTGGGTGGCGAACAGCCCGGCGGTGACCTACGCCAACGGCCTCAATTGGGCCCGCGTCAGCCCGTTCGACTGCTACCCGGCGCCCTGGGCACGGTCCCCGCAGGAGCGAGACTTTATCGAGCGCCTGCGCCTGTCGGAGTCGGACCTGTTCGCCATGATCGGCGTACCCGGCAACTCCGAGTTCGACATCCGAGAGGTACTGCGCAACGGCGGGGGCGGGACGCTCCGGCACTGGATCTGGACCGACACCGAGCGGCAGCGCCTGGAGGGCGACAGCAGCTATGACTGGCTGACCCGCGACGACCTGACCGACGCGCTGCACTACTGGGGGGCCGTCCCCGGCCGTGTCCTGCTGGAATGGGGCTACGACGCCGCCGAGATCGATGACCCCGAGCGGCCCTACGAGATCGACGCGATCCTGATCGGCAACAACGTGATCCGGTGTGTCATCAACGATGACCCCCTCGGCCAGCGCCCGTACCACAAGGCCTGCTACGAGGCGATCCCCGGTGCCTTCTGGGGCCGCGCCATCCCGGAGATGTGCGAGCCGCACGAGGACGTCTGCAACGCGACGGCGCGCTCGCTGATCCAGAACCTGGGCATCGCCAGCGGCCCGCAGGTGTACATGGAGGTCGACCGTCTTGCCGATGGCGAGGCGATCACCCAGATGCACCCCTGGAAGATCTGGCAGTTCAAGTCCGACCCGAACGCCGCGACCCGGCCACCCATCGGCTTCTTCCAGCCCGGGAGCAACGCGCAGGAGCTGCTGGCGGTGTTCGAGAACTTCGAACGCCGGGCGGACGATGCGACGGGCATCCCGCGCTACAGCTACGGCAACGAGCGGGTGGGCGGCGCCGGCGATACCGCGTCCGGCCTGTCGATGCTGCTGAATGCGTCCGCCAAGGGCTTGCGCCGCGGCATCGCCAACATCGACTGCAACGTGATCTCCAAGACGGTCAAACAGTCCTTCGTCTGGTGCATGCTCTACGTCGATGACCCGAGCATCAAGGGCGACTGCAACGTGGTGCCCCGTGGCGCCGCGGCGCTGCTGGTCAAGGACCAGGCGCAGATGCATCGCCAGCAGGCCCTGGCCACGACGGCGAACCCGATCGACATGTCGATCATCGGCCAGCGCGGCCGCGCCAGCCTGCTGCGGCAGTACTTCGAGGGCCTGGAACTGAAGGTGGACGACATCGTGCCCACAGACGAGGAACTGCAGCGGCAGCAGGCCGCACCGCAGCCGCCGCCGAAGGAACTGGTGCAGGCCCAGACCGACCAGGCGAAGCTCGAAAGCCAAGAGCGCATCGCGGCGCAGAACAACAAGACCAAGCTCGCCACCGAGGTCATGAAGAATGCAAACGATCGACGCCAGGCTCGCTTCAGCGATCCTGCGCTTGCGCTCCAACACTGATTTCGTCGCCTACCAGGAGTGGCTCAGCGCCTCCCTGGCCCAGGCCGATGAATCGAACCGCCGGCTGGACGGAGCCGCCCTTCACCGCTCACAGGGCAAGGCACTGGCGCTGGAGGAGCTTCTGAAGGCCCCGAACACCGCAGAACAAGCTTTGACGCGGGCCAACGCCCGCAGCTGA